CTCGAAAGCGAAATACGGGAGATGTGGAGCGCATTGGGCAAGTGTGGCATCGACCTACTCATCATCTCGAACCACATTCAGGAATTATCGACGAAACACTGGGAGCTCTTGGTGAAGTTGAGTGGGAAAGAGTTCCCCGTGGATTTGCCGAAAGATGAAAGGCAGCTTGTTTTGTGAATCCGGTCCCCAAGCCCAAACGAAAAAAGTCTAGGAAGACGCAAGAAAATGAAAAGGAAGGCTGGGTAGTTCCATTCACGAGAACATTTACAGGGAAAACATGACTGACGACACGAGCCAGCTCGTGGGACAACAACAGGTGACTGACTACCACGGAGAACACCCTCCCCTGGACGATCAGACGAAGGCCCTGATCAGACAGGAGTCCGGCAATAACAAGGCGGATAAGATCGTCCGACTGCTCGAGCAAATCGTGGTGTCGCTGGAGGAGCAGAACCATCTTCTTCAGGTCTTGGTGAGGGGGAAAGATGCCGCCCAAGGGTCTTAAAAAAGTCGCGGTCATGGCGTATCTCCAGCCCATCCAATACGCCGGGCTTAGGAGAGCCGCCAAACACTCGCGGGTTCCGATGGCCGAGATCATCCGCCAAGGGGTGGATTTGGCCCTTGAGAAATATGGGTTTGGCGGGTTTGTAAGGGGGTATAAAAAATGAAGTCTAACCAGCGTAGGATCGACGAAGTTAAGCAAATAATAGAGGGTCAGGGCGGTGACCGGATGCTCTGGATATTTGCGCTCATCATGGTCGGCGCGGCCATATTGATCTCGTTCTACCCGTTTGCGCCGGCGCCATGAGAGTCGTGGCCCGGCTGCTCTACCTGCTCTACGTCTGCGCGGTCACCTGGGGGCTCATCGCGTTGTCTCCGGGAACGCCTTAAAACAACGCTACCCCGAAGCACCATTGCCCGGGGTAGAGAGTAATCTTCAGTCGCTTAAAAGAATCCAGTTCCTAATCCGAGATATTATAGCGGAACCACACGGGTGGCTGATAGGCCTTTCCGGGTGGGCTCGAACTCCAGCTCCACCTCCTGGCCCTCGCGGAGGTTCTTTCTGCCGTCCATCTCAATTTTTGAGAAGTGACAGAAGACGTCCTTGGCCTCGCCATCGACACACACAAAACCGAACCCCTTCTCGACATCCCACCACTTCACTTTTCCCGTAGCCAATGCCGACCCCCATTCAAAACCCAATCGTACCACACCGGGCCAGTTGCGGTTACGGCACGGTCGAGCCATACTAAAATCATGCGTACCAAAAAGAAGAAACCGAAAAAACCCAAAGGATACTGAAGTGCCCGACTTTCAAACGATTCATATCGTGATTCAGGACTACCGCGATGAACACGGACGGGAGCGCGTCAGAACCGGGTTCAAGCCCTCCGTGGAAGAAATTCAGAGAAAGGTCCACAAGCACAAGAAGATCACGCCGGCGGAAGACTATGCCTTAATTTTGGCGGAGCGGATCATTCAGGTGGACAAGGCCGCGCAAGATGCACAAGCAGCGGAGTCGGGGATCCTGCGACTTCCTAAATTCCCCAAGAGGAGGAACTAAACATTGGGAGAAGTCATCGACTTCACCGAACACGACGGCACGCTCCACTTCACCGTGCTCGCCATGTGTGTCGCTTGCTCGCACAGGTGGTACGGCACCGTAAGTCAGGAGACCAACTTGCTTCAGCTCCAATGCCCGGAGTGCGGAGACTTCGATTCGTTCGCGTCGTTCTTTCCACACGACTACGTGCGGTGCCATGGCTGAACTCAAGAACGCGCGCCACGAATTGTTCGCGCAGGGCGTGGCGAAGGGGATGAGTCAGGACGATGCGTACAGGGCGGCCGGTTACTCCTCAAAGAACCCAGGCGCTCTTCGAGGGAATGCCTCAAGGCTGAGATCTATTGAGATCGTGTTGAAACGAATCGAAGAGCTTCAAAAAGAAATAGCCCAGAAGGTCATCGAAGAAGAGGTCGTGACCCGAGCCGAGGTTCTTCGAGAACTCAAGAAGATAGGCTTTGCCGACATTTCCGACCTCTACGACAACAACGGCCATCTTAAGTCCTTTCATGACATTCCGGAACACGCGAGAAAGGCCATCGCAGGTGTTGAGGTGGATGAACTCTTCGAGGGCTTCGGAAAAGAGCGGGAGAAAATTGGCCTCACCAAGAAAGTGAAACTCTGGGACAAGAACAAGGCGCTCGAGAATCTTGGTCGATACTTGAAGCTATTCACCGACAAGGTCGAGCACTCCGGCACTGTGGAGCTCGCCGAGAGATTGAAAGAGGCCCGTGAGCGCGCAAAGAGACGCTGAGTTAGAGCTCGTTGAAGACATCGCCCAATATCAACACGATCCGCTCGGATACGTGCTCTACGCATTCCCGTGGGGGAAGAAGGGCACGGAACTCGAAAAGCACCCAGGTCCCCGAAAGTGGCAGAAGAAGTTCCTGCTCATTCTCGGCGAAAAAGTAAAAGCCGGGGTTTCCCTCGAAAAGGCAATCACCCAAGTAATTCAGTTGGCCCGCGCGTCCGGCCACGGCATCGGGAAGTCGACGCTTGTGGCCTGGATCATTCTCTGGGGGCTATCGACCCTCGAAGACACTCGCGGCGTCGTGACCGCGAACACCGACACACAACTCAAAACAAAAACCTGGCCGGAACTCGGTAAGTGGTATCGGCTTGCCATCAACAGGCATTGGTTCGTCTATACGGCGACCGCAATTTATTCGGCCAACGAAAGCCACGAAAAGACCTGGCGATTCGATGCCATACCGTGGAGCGAGAACAACACAGAAGCGTTTGCCGGCCTTCACAACGAGGGCAGGCGAGTCGTCCTAATCTTCGATGAGGCCTCCGCTATCTCCGACAAGATATGGGAGGTGGCCGAGGGCGCTCTCACGGACGAGAACACGGAAATCATTTGGCTGGCGTTTGGGAATCCCACCAGAAACACAGGCCGATTCAGGCACTGTTTTGGCCGACTTAGTCACCGCTGGGACCACGAACAGATCGACTCTCGAAATGTCGAAGGCACCAACAAGGCCCAGATTGAAAAGTGGATAGAGGACTACGGGGAGGACTCCGACTTTGTGCGCGTGCGCGTTACGGGACGCTTCCCAAGGGCCTCGTCCATGCAGTTCATCTCAAGCGAACTCGTTGCCAACGCTCAGAAGATCGAGGCGCGCTGTAATCTTACGGATCCACTCATCATGATGCTCGATATCGCTCGTGGCGGGGATGATAAGTGCGTGTTTCGTTTTCGGCGTGGCCTTGACGCAAGGAGTATTAAGCCGGTGAAAATCCCCGGCTCTGAGTCCAGAGATTCTATGAAGGTTGTTGCAAAGGCGGTACAGCTCCTTAATCACCACAAGCCGCATGTTTTTTTCTACGACGGCACTGGCGTTGGCGGGCCGGTAGGGGATCGCATTAGGCAGCTCGGGTACGATGTGATGGAGGTTCAGTTCGGCTCGGCGTCTCCGGATCCAAACTACGCCAACATGGTGACCTACATGTGGGCCCAGATGAAAGAATGGCTTGAGAATGGGGGGGCCATCGACGACGATCCTGAGCTTGAGACCGACCTTACGTCTCGAGAGTTCACTCACGATAAAAAAGACCGCATGATTTTGGTGAGCAAAGAACGAATGAAGGGCGACGGGCTTTCGTCGCCCGACGACGGTGACTCGTTATCAATGAGCTTTTCTTATGACGTTGCCCCGCTTGATTTGCATACCGGCCACCAAACAGACGAGGGACACCATGCCGGGCAAGCGGAAGGCGGCGGATATCGCGGCCAGCACGTCGCCGATTACGATCCTCAGATTTGAGGGTTGCGAATTACTGAACCTTGCCACAGAATGAAGTGAAGGGCGGGCAACCGCCTTTTTGTCGTACCGATTTACCCAAACAAGCAGTGATACCCCAGAGGGCTGATGGCCTACGGTCGTTTTAAGAGCAAAGACGGGCGAGCTCAGTTCAACAGCCAGTTAGAACGCGATCGTTACGACCAAAGGGAAGAAGTAAAAAAACAAGCCGGCACACCCACCAAAGCCGACGCGGCATTCGAACTCGAAAAGCAAAGAGCCAACACCAAAGCCGACGCGGCATTCGAACTCGAAAAGCAAAGAGCCAAACTGACGTCGGGGTCAGAGTCCGCAGAAGTGAAGGAAGCGGCTAGGCAGAAGAAGTACTTCGACAAATTCATTCTCGAGCGCGACCAGCAGCTGGCCGCCCTTGAGACCGAAAAGAAACAGAAAAAAGAAGAAGAGGTGCGCATAGCCATTCAATCGGCGATGAGCAGGCGAGCCCGTGTCGGCGCCGGGGCCGTTGGTTTTGGTCCCTTCGGCGGTGGCATCTCTGGCGGATTCGGCGGGTTCACCGGGCAGCTCCGCCGGCGGGCCGTGGGCTTCTCTGGTTACTAATCCATGATGCCAATGCTCACAAAGAGACGAAAGTACGACACGCTCTGGAGTGAGCTCGACTCCGATTACAAGTCATTCGAGCCGCAATACCGAGACATCAACGATTACCTCTTGCCCACCCGGGCCCGGTTCTCGCTCTCCCAGAAGAATCGTGGGGACAGGCGAAACCTAAAAATCATCGATTCAACCGGCACAGTAGCCATTCGTGATTCCGGTGCCGGCATGATGGGAGGCATCACCAACCCGTCACGGCCGTGGTTCAGACTGACCACGCCGGACCCCGAGCTGGCGGAGATGGGCTCGGTCAAGGAGTGGCTGCACACCGCCACGCAGCGGATGAACGCGGTGTACTCCACCTCAAATTTCTACCACTCGTGCGCCATCCTCTACCCCGACCTTCTCGCGTTCGGCACGGCCGCGATGATCATAGAGGAAGACGAGGACGACACCATCTACACCGAGTGCTTTCCGGTCGGCCAATTCCGGTTGGGTAAGTCGGGTAAGGGACGAATCAACGTCTTCATGCGCGAGTACTCGATGACCGTGCGCCAATTGGTTGAGACCTTCGGCGAGACCGACAAGAAGACCGGCCAGCCCATGTGGGACAACTTCTCCACCACTATCAAGAACCTCTGGGACAGAGGCAATTACGAGTCGTGGGTGGACGGTATTCGTCACGTCATCGCGCCCAACGACGAATACGACTCGAACGCCCTGGATTCGAAATACAAGAAATTCGCTTCGTGTACCTACGAGTCGGCCTCAGAAGCCCGGGACGCCAACCGGTTCTTAAGAGAGAGGGGCTACGACCTCTTCCCCATCCTGGCGCCGCGATGGCAAGCCACGGCTGAAGACGTCTACTCCACGAGCTACCCCGGAGTGGTGGTTATTGGGGACGTCAAGCAGCTCCAGAACATGAAGAAGAACCTAGCCATAGCCGTGGAGAAGATGGTGATGCCCCCGATGAAGGGGCCGGCCGCGATGAGAAAGCGCCGATCGTCCATTCTGCCGCGCGACATGACCTATACGAATTCGCCGGAGAAGTACGAACCGGCTCACGAGGTCAGGCTTCCCATTGGCGAGCTCAGAGAAGAGATCAGAGACACCAGGGACATGATTCGCCAGGGCACCTACGCGAACCTGTTCCTGAAGCTGTCCTATTCCGATCGGCGGGAAATCACGGCCGAGGAAATCAAGGAACTCCGAAGCGAGAAATACCTAGCCCTTGGTCAGGTCTATCAGGGGCTCGAGTACGAGTTTTTATCCCGAGCGGTTGATTTGGTGTTCGAGTACATGCGCCGGCAGGGCAAGATCCCGAAGCCACCACGAGAGATCCAGGGCACCAAGCTGAGGGTTGAGTTCATCTCCGTAATGGCGCAGGCACAGAAGCTTTCCGATATCGGCGGCCTCGACAGGCTGGCCCAGCACATGCTCACCGTCCACCCCGACCCGGCGGATCCCGCCCGGGATAAGTGGGACGCCGAGCAGCACATCGATGAACTGGGTAACGTCCTAGGCGTGCCGCCTCGAGTGATTCGCTCTGACGACAAGGTCGAAGAGATTCGATCCACTAGGCAACAGGCCGTGGCGGCCGCACAAGAGGCCGAGCAGGTCGCGCAGCACGCCAAGGCGGCCAAAGATTTGGGTTCGATTCCAATGAATGAGGACACGGCACTAAGCCGCATGGCTGAGATGAGCCAGGCGGGCGCGCCATCTTGAGAGGAGAAGGTATGAGGCTAATCAGCTTATTGGTGGCGATGGCGCTAATATTCCCAGCACAAGCCACCGAGTTCACCAACGTATTCACGAACAACGTCGCGGGAGACAAGCTCTTCGTCCAAGACGGCGACAGCTTCTCTTACAACGTCTACGGCGACCCCGAATTCGTGGGCACCGTAATACTCGAGCGAAGCAAGAGCTCGGCCGGCGGACCCTGGGAAACCGTGGTCTCCACTTCGTGGAGTAACGCCGGGGCTTCGGGCACCGTTCAGGCCGACCGGGACTACTACTACCGCTTCCGAATGACTGGGCACAGCACGAACGTCACGGACGGCGTGTGTCGGGTCCGGCTGGGTGATGAGTACGCCTCCGTGCCGTCCAACAAAGAGTTGGAGAACCTCCACGGCACGGACGTTGCCGCCATCGAAGAGTATGGGCTCAGCGCCGACAACCTCCGGGTCACCTCCGGGGCCACCGTGGCAAACCTGTACGTGAGCTCCGGCGCCAGCGTGGTGTCTCTCACGGTGACCGCAGGCGCCAGCGTTTCGGTCTCTTTCGGCAACGTCGATCCGACGCCCAAGCAAGCCAATTTCAACACAGCTTTCGGTGGGGTGCCTGGCCCTGGGTTCTGCAGCGTGGTGGATCCCAGACAGTCGCACGACAAGCTGTATCTGGTGTGCAGCGATGGGACGAACTTCCACCACGTCCTGTTGACGAAGTCGCAGTCGCCCTAATGGAGGAGCAAAGACATGGCGAGAGCAGGAAGAAACAGAAGCGCCACGACGCTCTGGAGAGCATTCGCCTGCGCAATCTCGTCGGTCAGGAGGACTTCATCCTGCTGATGAAAGACATCGCGCTTGAGGTCGATGTCTTTGGTTCCTCCTGGCGCGCCGGAGCGGAAATCCATTACCAGGCCGGATGTCGGGACGTCGTGAACAACATTTTTCAAGCCCTCGACCGAGCCGTGCCAGGCACGTACGCGAAGATCGCAGGGCTTTGTTTCAAAGAGGAGGCGTAATGCCCGAAGAAGTAAAACCCGCTGCAGGTACCCCCGAAGGCGGAGCGAAGGAAGTAACTCAAGTCACGGAGCCGAAGACGGCTGCTGCTGTCACAGAGCAGAAGACGGAAGCTCCGAAAACTGAGGTAAGTACGGCGAAGGAGCCTGAGAAGGCCGCACCGGTCGTGCCCGAAAAGTACGACCTGAAACCGGCAGAAGGCTCTCGATTCAAAGGCGAACTCTTGGATGGGCTGGTCTCCGAAGCCAAGGAGATGAAGCTCACCAACGAAGAGGCTCAAGCCTTTCTCGAGTCGAAAGAGCGGGCATTGTCCGCCTTTGTCGATCATCAGGTGAAACAGTGGGACAAGGAAGCGAAAGCAGACAAGGAAATCGGTGGAGAGAAGTACGCGAAATCCATCGAGGCCAGTCGCCGAGTCCTTCGCACTTTTCTCCCTGAGCACGAAGAGGAGACATTGAGCTTTGGGTCCGGGGTGGATCCGAAGTGGATCAAGCTCCTAACGCGAGTGGCTGAACGCATGGCGGATGACAAGTTCGTCCAGGCTCCGAATTCACGGGGACAGGGCAACAAGTCAATCGCCGAGCGGATGTACCCAAACAGCCCTCAGTAACAAAGGGATACGACAATGGCAGAACTTTCTGCGTCGCTATACACGTTAGTGGACGTGGCGAAAGTCACGGATCCCGACGGCAGTATTTCGGCCGTCGCGGAGCTCCTGAATCAAACCAATGAGGTGTTGACCGACATGGTGTGGCGTGAGGGTAACCTCCCGACCGGGCACCAGTACTCGATCCGCACATCGATCCCGACTCCCACGTGGCGCCGGCTGAACCTGGGTGTTGTGGCGACGAAGTCG